CGCGCTGAATTCGGGCGGTAACCAGCTTGCGTCTATGCCGACTTGCGACAGCGTTTTCTGCAGCTCGGGGTACAGCTCGGGCTTCTGGAGCACGGCCTCAAAGATGCGGATCAGCTTTTGCAGTGTCTCCGGGGTGAGCGCCTGGGACTGTGACATCCGCTGCACCATAGCCATGACGGCCTGCCCCAGCTGAGGGTTTGATTTGATGAGTTCTAGAATCTGTTCTTTCATGCCAACACTCCACAAAGTCTTTCGGCCCAATCGCTCCAGTTGTCAAACTGGTAGGGGTTGGGTATGTTATGCCCTAGGGACGAGTTGTTGAGCAACTGCACGCCCCAGTTCTGCCATTCGTCGCCTGCGATCTTCGACATCGCCCCGTAGCGGTCGAGGTCCAAGCTGACTTGGTCGGCCCAGTCCTGCAGGGTCAACCCCGTGGGCATCGTTATCATCCTAGCGAAGAGCCATCGCCCTGGTCAATGTGCCCGATTATCTGCCCCATCTGGTAGTCGCCGCTGATGGTGTTGCTGATGAACTTGACGCGCAGCTCGCGCCGTTGTTCCTTGAGCACCACGATCTCCTCGTAGGGGGTGGTGGCCTGCGCGGGGAACGTGAACATGCGGCTCTCGACCTCCGGGGCGCGAGCGTTAGCCCTACCGTGGACCTGCACCGCCATCTCACCGACCTGTATAAAGTCGGGCTCAATTTGCGTTATACGCAGCTTACGGTTCACGCCTTTAGTGACAATGCTGGACAGATCACAGGTCTCAAAGTATGAATTGATTGCGTTGATGGTGGAACCGTCAACCTCGTCAACCCCTTGCTCATGAATCCAGACCTTGTTGCCCGTGGCTGAGGAGGCCATGATTGGTGCCGCGTACATGTTGCAGAACGTCGCAGCGGTGCGGCTCGAAGTTGGCAGCTCGGTATCGTACCAAGAGTTCTCGCGCACGTTGTAGATGACCGCATGGGTGCACTCGGTGGCGCCGTCACGGGGGTAGCACCACCAGATCTCGCCGAACCGGGTGACCTTGAAGGCGAACACCTTGCTGCGCTCGTCTTGGTTCAGGCCGTCAAAGAACCAGTTCATGTTCATCTGATTGGGCACTTCGCGCACCACACCGTTGAACATGAGGAAGCGGTCTACACCCGCCCAAAAGAACACCCCGTCAAAGTCAACCACGCTGTCCGGAGACATTATGGAGGTGTCCGCCGCGAGTACGTCAAACTGAAACACGGTAGCCCCACCGGTAAAGGACGCGCGGATGACGGCATCGTAGGCCCAGAAGATTCCAGCAGGGGCTGAGCCCGAACCGGCACGCAGCGGCATGCCTTTGATAATCTTCTGCCCCCACGGGCGCGCCAGCCCTGAACCCGTACCCGAGAGGTCGGTAGGGGTGCCCGCCACCGACCAACCCACCACCCCACCCGCGCCGTAGTAAAACAGGTACGGGTGGAGCATAACTATACCGCCCGTGGCGCTACCCCCCGCTGGAATAATCACCGGGGTGAGGCGCGCGGTAGTAAAGGCGTCACCGTGGAATATCTGCCCACCCTCTTCATTGTCTATGAACGCGCCGTTGGGGGAAACATGGGCGAGTATCTGCGTACCCAGCTCCGAGGCATCATAGCTGTAGTCAAACATCCACTTGTTATACGCCGAGGGGAACACCCCGTCAACCCCGCCCGCCATGTCGGTGACCGTGAGAGTAATGGTGGTGGCGTTGCCCAATACAACAAAACCATTGGGTCCTGTGCCCGCCGTGCTGGCCGTGATTGTGATTACAGGGCCTACCGCCACTGCGGTGTACTCGGGGGTGCCGATGTTCAAATTGATTGACAATGCGACCGCCGTGGCCGTGGCGCTAAGGTCGACGGTAAACGCCACCGGCCCGGACATAATGCTCACCCCGTTGACCGTTATAGTGTTGACCGAGCCGCCCGCGCCGCTCGTCAACGTGACGGTGCTGGTCGCGTTGACGAACAGCGGGGTGCGGTCGGCGATGATTGAGCTGATTTTGCTCGAATCAAGAATAAAGCGCTCAAGGGTGTTAGTGCCGCCCGAGTGGCAGTAGACTTGGTTCTGCTGGGGGTAGTTGGTCAGCCCGCGCGAAGGCTCGGTCAGCTCTTTGACGATTGAACGGTAGCCGCCAATCTTGCGGGGCAACCCCCGCTGAAAGCGCATCCACTGGCCGTCGGTATAGAAATCACCATCAAACCGCGTGCCATCACGCTTGATGCCCGGGTTGGCCTTCAGGATAGTGGTCTGAGCGGCCACTTAGAATACTCCGCCTGACACCGTCGACAGCACGCTGCTGGAGTTGTTGGCGGACACCACCGTTGCGCCGTCGCTGTAGACGATGGTGGTGCTGTTGGCGTTCAGGTAGATACCCCCGCCACCGTTCACTTTCACCCGGAACAGGTACCCCCCCGAGGTCTGGTTGTTTATCCAGTACTGCTGCACGGTGGGTGGCACGACGATTGTGCGGTCGCCCGTGAGCGCGCCCACAAACTTGTAGGCAATGCGGTTCAGCTCGGAGCCCGTCAGCGTGTAGTCGCCTATACCGGCCACGTTGATAGAGGTGTAGTCAAAGGCGAAGTCAATCGCCTGCCCAAAGCCCAACGAGTAGAAGTTGGTGCCGTCAGAGGCTAGGATGGCTGAATTGCTTGGGGCGAATATCTTAGCCGACAAGCCGTCCACCAGCGCCACGCCGTCGGTGTCAACCGTGAGCGAGCCTGTACCAGCGTTGCGCACGTAGATGAACCAGTTGTTACCCACGGTCACCGGATTAGGTAGGGTCAGGGTTCCAGCACCGCCGTTCCACACAAACATCTTGGCGCGGTCACCGTCCAACAGCGCATAATCTGCGCTGAAAGGGTACACCGGCACCGACTGAGACAGCGTGGTTCCAATTGCCACCACGCCCGTGCCGGCCAGCGTTGAGGCATCGATGACCGAAGTGCCCACACCGTACTGAAACACGCGCCAGGCGCCCGCAGCGGTTGAATTGTCAGTGAGGTAGACTTGCCATGCGTCGCCCGGCTCAACCGAGACGAGCTGCGTGCCCGCGCTGTTTTTAACCAACACGACGGTGCCGCCGGTGTTGTTAATCAGCACGGTCTCACCAGTGCCCGCGCCGCGCGCGTCCGGCATGATGAGCGACCAGTTGGCCACCGCCGCCGACACATCCATTATGCGCGTGACGTAGTTGCCGATAGCCGAGGTTTCCTCCGGCCAAGCCAGCGTTACGTCAGCCGTGAGCGCTGCGGCGCTGTAGCTTACGTCGCTCGGGTATATGTTCGCGCCCCCGAAAACATCCTGGAAAATTGTCATACTTCGCTCCGTGAGGCAGAACGGTCAAGTATCTTGCCTAGGTCTTCGCCGTTGAGGGCTTGGGCTGCGCGGTCGTACATGGCCTGCCAGGTGCCGATGCGCTCGTCATTCTTTAGGAATGGGGTGGTCTCCAGCAGTGCCGCGTACAGCAGCACGTTGGGTGCGTACACGCTGAGCCAGTTGGTCTGGTTGTCGGCGTCCAGGGGCCCGGGGTAGCTCGTAGTAGGAAATCTCAAGCGTGGCGGCCACGGTCGGCGTGGGTGCAATCAGCCAGTGATTGTAATCATAGTCAGCGTAGAACTCAGGCGTGCCGGTCACCGCCGGGTTGGGCCAGTAAGAGCGCAGATACTCGTATGAGCGGGTGAAAATGGGTTCACCGTTGATGGTCATAGAGACCGTGTCCCGCCAGCGGTCGGGCTTCTCGTAGACTGAAGTTCCGGGAACTAGGGTGGTCTGTACAAAGCGAATGAAGCCCTGGAGCTTCAGCTCACGGGCGATGCGCCGTTCGGCCAGGTTGATAAGCCGAGGCAACTGCTCATAGACTACGGGGTCGCTCTCGACAGTGAACCCGCGCTCCAGGTAGCGGCGCAGGTCATCTTGCAGCGAGTTGAAAGTCATCACGTAGCTCATGCATACTCCATGGGTGTTAACCGATGCTGTTGCAGCACTCGCATTCGGTGAATTATAGCCCTATTCAGCCCGCGCGGCAAATTCTACTTGTGCGTGGTGGCTGCGACGCCTTGAATCTTCTCCACGGTCCGCATTCCACCTAGGCCCAACATACCCAACAACACCGGCATCATCTCAGACACGTCGGCGGGCTGAATGTCTAAGGCATGCCCGTAGAACGCCGCAATGAAGAGCGCAATCTTCAGCCCAATCCAGTTCCAAGCACATGCCGCCCCGCACACCCACCCAATGAACGGGCGCCAACCGCTCACAAATACCGAAGGGGATTTGGCTTCCTCCTTGTTTGTCTCAATTTGACCCTGAACGACCATCACCGCCGCAGCCAACTGCTGTTGTTCAGCTGCTGATTTGTCAGGCCATATTCTGTTGATAGTGTTGTTGACCAAGTCAGCCACAGCACCTACACCAGTAATGTCTGTCATACAAAAGCCCTCACACCTTGTTTATCGATTGTCAGCACTTGGCGGCGCTCACCATCAAAACTGATATGTACCCAGGAATCGAACTCATGGATCAACTGGTCGAATTTCAGGTTGCTTGCTTTGAGTCTTCGCACAATGTCCACGGGTCTGCCAGCAGTGGGACAAGTAAAGTCAATGGCAAAGCCCCGCGTATGGGCACTGGTGGGTTTTGATCCAATAGCGGTATTGAGCTTTTCAGACCTGTACCAGCTTGAAACATGGATAGCGTTGCTGTTCAACTCCATGCGGACAAGCTCCATTCCCAAAGCCGCCTTCTTCATGTTGCGCACCACATCCAAAGGTGGGTCATTGTCAATATCAAGCCGTGCAGCAGTCTGCGATGCGATGGCTTCTTCAAGACTAAAGTGGGCGCTCAGGGGTGTCATTTATCAGCCTTCCCGTGTATTGCGTTCATCAGCTCGATGTGCCGTGCGAAGCTGTCTGAGCGCATGGCATCCATCTGGTGATGGAACTCTTTCCTATCGAGTTCAGCGTTAGCAAACAATTTGACAATGTGCTCATTGGCTTTGTCGCTCTGCCTACGCGATTGGTCACGCAAGTCGCCAGTGACCGTATCGACGTACTCCATGATGCGGTCGTTCAACACGCTGTGGCCTGATGATGTTCCGGATTGGAGCTTCTCATGCGCGGCCCATAAAGCATCGTGCTCCTTGGAATTGGTATTCCAAGCCCAGGCAACGATGGCAAAAAGTGGGGCAGACAGCCATTTGATGAGTTCACCAAGAAGTGAGAGCA